CTAGCAGTCACTTCCAAGTAACCTCAAGTGAACTTTTAGTTAACCGAAAGTTTTCTATAAGTTGATTCGCGGTAAATTATATAATGAAGTCGATGGGGGAAATTTCGTTTTTTACCGTTAGTATATACCCACTCATATTTTTGTGGTGAATTATTCTGTACTAACAGTAAACTTTTCGATTAACTCAAGGGTCCCTCTGAGTTTACTGGAGAGTGCTCTCAGTATAGGTACGAGAGCTTTGGGGTTGTTCTTCATGAACTTTACAGCATCTTCTTCTTTGAGGACTCGAAGGACCACACGATCACTAATAGCTTTACAAGTAGCCGTGCGTGGTGTCCTTTCGAGCCATCCAATCTCACCGAAGACCTCGTTTTTTTTGAGAGTAGCGAGGTAGCCATATCCAGCTTTACTAACTTCTACTTCACCTTCATCTATGATGTAAGCTTCAAAACTAAGTTCTCCTTCTTTAAGGATGACTTGGTTTTTCTTGAAGTAGACAGTTTTACTCATTTTCTGTTAATACGTCCTAAGCTTAACAGGCTTCTGTTTAGGGGGTTTTTTTCTTACCTTAGCCTTGGGCTTAGGATTAGGATAACCTTTCAATTTAGGCATATTCTAGAGTCCTCTGTGGTTACGGATTTCTCCCTTTCGGGAATCATAAGGGAATTGTGTAGAAACTTTCTTAACTCCCTTGTTTTTTACTGTCATTGAACTTGTATCTCGTGCTGGGGGTACAGGATTACGTCTCCCAAGGCTCGAATTGAAGTCCCCTGAGCTTGTATTTCCTGATATCTTTGATGCTCTCATGTTCTAACTCCTTGTATTTATGATTACGTTCTACTTTCCTAGTCCTGAAACGCTTGTCTCTGAACATCTTGTTGATCACTTGGTTCTCAAGTTCATACTTAGCTTTCTTGTCTATTATTCTCACATTATTGTCCTTTTATAAGGGACACATCCTAAATTAAAATAAGGAGGAATAGGACGTTTTTCTTCTTTAGCTTTCTTAAAGAATTCATTATGTTTCTCTGCACACTCTTGGTGACTTTGAAACGTACCTATTACTTCTCCATGTTGAACTTGAATAGGGGTAGTTGTAAGGTTTAAGTGTATTACGATAAGTAACCAGATCATACTCTAACCCACACGTTCTCATCTTCTTGACTCACTTCTGTAGTATTCATAAATGATTTTATATTCTCTTCTAGTTCTTCTACTCTACGGTCATTATAGGCAATAGCTTCATCAGCAGCCATCTGTTCTACCCAGTAGTTAACTCCCATAGCCAGTACATCTATCCTATCGTCATACTGAAGGGAACCTTTATCTTTAGTAAGACGAGTCATTTGATAAAATAATTGTCTACGAGGCTCTTCTTTGTTCTCCTCGTAGTCTCTTTCAGCTTCAGTTAAACTTATAATCAACCTATGTTGATTCATTATAGGCTCTAATACATCTATAATTCTTGCTTCTTTTTGCTTGGAATGCTTTATTTCTTCTACATTACACTGGTGAAACTGGTTTAATACAGGTTTAAACAGCTCTGTATACATACCATCACCGAAATTAGCTTCAATTTCTATAGTATTTACCTTATGAGCTTGTGCTATTAGAGCTAATTTACGTAATGTAGGCTTATCGTAGCCACCTTTGAGTCCACCTATAGCTAATACAAAGATTTTACCGTTTAATATCTTGGTAACAACGTATCCTGTCTCATCAAGTCCTCTACCAGCAGGATCTATGTGCATCGCAGCACCAGTATACTCGTAGTAATCCCCAGAAACCTCGAAAGGCTTGTAGAAATAGTCTCCTGCAAGTCCAACCGCAGGTAAATCCATGAGTTCATCCCTAGCCCATTGGACTCTACCAGGAGATTTTTCAGTATTTAAAGGGATTACAAGTAGATCTCTGAGTTTAAGTGGGTATCTCTGGTCATCTTCACCGGAAGTATCCAGCATAAACTGTAGAGCAAACCCTGATTTACCATAAGATGCTTCTCTTTCTACTAAATCTAGGTCATCGAACCTGAAGGGGTCTGTAGGCTCGTTTACAGTCTTATTTAAGGTAGAGATGAAAGGAGCTAGCTTAGTCCCATAAAACGTCTTTAAACGGCTCTCAGGCATCCTGGCTGGCCATATACGACACTTGTAACCTCTAGTCTGGAGGTTAGTGTAAAGACTCTCTTCAACTTGAGGGGTCCCTAAGTAGACTATACGTCCCACTTTTGGCATGACTACAGCATCGAACTCTTTAACTACTTCTCCTAACTTATCTCTCATCACTTGAGTAAGAGCATTACTTAGAACTTCAACATCATCAGCAATAATAACATGAGCACGAGAACCTACTATTTGACCGGTGATACCAACAGACTTAACGCTAGGAGCATGAGAAGCCCTAGAGGGAGCAACATCAAAAGCAACATTAGAACTTCTCTGATCCTCTCTTGCCCTGAGATGTTGGAGGATAGGCATTTCATGAATGATTCTTTTAGTAAATGTAGAAAAGTCATCAGACCTCTGTTTAGATGCGGATACTACAAGGAACTTTAGTTGTGGATCACATAGTAACTTCCATACAACAAAAGCAGAAGTAATCCAAGATTTACCGACTCCTCTAAAGGCCTGGATAATAAGTCTCTTAGGCCCTCCTTGGAGATACTCAGCGATGTCATATTGTATAGGAGTAGGATCAGGTAGAGCGAGATGCTTCCAAGCAAGATAGAGAAAATTACGGAAATCATCTTTAATTAACTGGAGCTGACTCTTGCTTTCTAGGCGTTTCATCAAAAGGTAATTCCTCTACTAGTGATTTTATATCCTCGTTATTAGTACCAAGGCACTCAATATTGTTGTCTCTGAGGAACTGCCTGACAACATTGAGGTGAGCTGGAGTAGCCTCACCCGATTGTAAAGTTTCTGCCAGAGTTCTCGCAAGTAATCCATGAAGTTCTCCTAAGTCATTTACTGTACCATTACTCATCTGTTAGTCTCCTTACTTTATCCTCTACTTTATCCATCATACTTTTTTCTACTTCACATACTTCTTTGTAAATATCATTATTCCTGCTTACTACAGCTAAATCTTTAGAGACAACTTCAGGAGGATTGTTCTCAAGGAACCACTTCTTGGTAGCCTCATTCAGTTTAACCTCATCATACCATAAGCATTCTTTAGAGTAGTAATCATCGTGGTCATAAAAGCCTATCGCAAAGTTAGCTACAGGAGCTACTAGTTCTGGCAGGATACTACATCCCATCGAGAACGTCAGGCATACCAACACGATCCCTAACTTTAGCTTTAGCTTCGTCAATTTCTTTCTCCACTTCTACTTTAGCAGCCATCCCTTTAGGATGATTAATATTATTAAAGATATTTCCAGCTAACCAGTTAAATATAGGCCATACAGTTCCTAATATGGGAACTTTCTGTACCCACCTGTCGGGAAGTGATCCAGTAATAGCTGTAAATACAAGTACTACTTCACCTACTATCTGAAACCATGCCTGATTCATGAACATATCCATTACAACATTTCTCCTTATTTCTATTAGTTTTATCTTGTTTACATACAGTAATTTTACATTTATGACAATAATAATCCTTATACCATTTAAAATCTGTCATACCTTGAGATACCTGTTGCATCTCTTCTGAGCATTGTTCACATTTTACTGGCAAATATAGACTCCGAATATAATACCTACAACCGACATTATTACCATCCATTTATAACAACACTTATTCATCATACCCATCAGTTAATCTCCTTATATCAGTTATTAAAGAACAAGGGATCATAGCAGTTCCCTTATAGGTCTTATTATCATCCTCCTTATTATAAGCTAGTATAACATAATCATCTTTAAAACTTAAGAAAAAACCTATAGTATCATAGTAGACTTCTTTAATCTCAAGTGTGTCTACTGTAACTTCATCTGGATAATCTACAGCATCTTTCCATGTAATAATAACAGGAGTATCTTTCTCAACCTTCTTAATCAATAGAAGTAATTGAGTTAGTTTCATAACTTTCATTTTGTTGTCAAACCTAACCAGGCAGCAGCAGCTCCTAATGCTGTCGCTATAGCAGTTCCTATCCCTTGTACTGTCTTGATCTTCGTTTCTATTTGGTCAACTCTAGAATGGACTCTACGAATAGTCCCTTCGTTATCTTCTATTTCCTTGTTGTAATGGTCAAGAAGTTCATTGATACGTTTATGTCTGAGAGCTTCAATCTCCTCGTGGTTTTTAAATTTTTCTGTTATATGTTCTTTTAAAGATTGTATTTCTTCAGTCATCTAGCATCCCACCACACTTTAACAATATCATCGACTTCATCATCAGTCATATTCTCAAGATCCGTTAAATCAGTGTGACCTACTCTGACTTCCTTCATGGGGTAATTTGCATGAATAGCCCTTTGTCTTGCTTGGAGTTCTTCCAACGTAAAAGTTTTAATGTTATCGGGTATGCTACCTTCCACGCCAACGCCAATCA